CTGTGGCCGGGTTAAATCCCCGAAGGAGAGGGGAGGAGGAAATCTATCTCTGTGAGGAAAACCACTCGCGCTCCCTAGACTGTCTCCAGTTCGGGTCGCTGTTCCACCGAGGGTCCTTGATGTACTCCTCGAGCTTGTTGCGGTTCATTCCCTCTTCGAGCGGTGCTGGGTCGATTGGCATCCTACCTTCGTAGGCAGACCTAATCTTCATAAGTACGTTAATGCCCCGAGCTGTGCCGCCCATAATCTTAAACTCTTCAAAGTCTTCCTTCGATAGAATCTCTTTATTGACCATTCCCCTGGCCCAATCAACCATGCCGTTAACGATGGCGTTGCCGTTTGGCCCCAGGGCCTTGAGCTCCTCGGCTGGGTCAATCGATTCGCCCTGCATGAGCTCTCTGGCCTGGGAGGATAGCTTCCCGGCCAGGTCATCGAATTGAGCTTGGGATAGTCCGTTTTCCTTGGCCCAGCTGGTTAGTGTCCCGGCAATTGGGTTTTGGTCGTCGTAGCCCTCTCCGAATGCCTCGAGCTTGTACTTGCCATCAGCTGGCGCGTTGTGCTCGCCCTTGGAAATTTTTGCCCGTAGGTCCTTCCAGCTCTTGGCCAAACTCTCGTAGTCTGCTTTACCATCTTTCCAGAAGTTCTCTGGGAGAAACTCTGGCCTGTCCTTCGGGCCCTCTGGCTTTGGCTCGCCTGGCGGCGCTGCCTTGTGGTCAACCGCGGTTGCCGATGGGTTTACTTCTTTGTTTGCGTTTGGGTCCTCTAGTTGCACGTTATCGAGTAGGCCGTTCTCTCCGGGCTCGATGTTGGTGTCTTCGCTCATAATTTCCTTGCTTGGTTAATCCGCGACATTAGATCCCTCACCACGTTTCTCTGCCCTTCGACAAAGTAAGCGAATGAGGCGTCGGTGCCAGGCGCGGCGACAGGCACGTCGACATAGGTTGCCCGAAGCCAGGTCATCAATTTCTGCCCGTCCTCGGTTGCAAATATACGCAGGCACAGCTTGGCCAGCTCCTCGCGCTGTTGAGTTACGTCCCTAATATCTGTTGGGACCGGCTCATCGAGATCCTCCCAGCTCATGCCGGCACCATCTCAGGTGGGACCATGGGCTGCTCTGCGCTAGCTGCCATCTGAGCGCTCATGGCCTGCATGGCCAAGGCGCTTTGCTGCTGTTGCTGCATCTGCTCCATGAGCACCGCTCGCTCTGCTTGGTTGTTTCTCAGAGTAGCTGGCACCCCTAGCTTGTCGCCAATGTAGTCGACGACCAGGTCTGTCTTGATAGCTACGGCACCGTCTGTGCCAAAGCCCTGCATCAGCTGCGAGTACTGCAAGATGGCGTTGATCTCGTCCATGGCCTGGGCCTGGGCAAGAGGTGCCACCGGGGTAACCTTGACCTCGAGGCCGTTGACCCGCAATGGAAGATCAATCATCCCGCGCTCGTCCATGACCTCAAGAATTTTGGCCGTCAAAGGAATCATGGTCTCGTTGATTAGTCGGCCAAAGGCAGAGCCCAGGTTCTGTGCCAGCTCCTTCATGCGCTCTACAATCTCTGTGGCAGACCTTGCGGACATATTGTCTGGTGGCAAAGACTCATCGAGGAGAATGCGCTTGATGCTAGCTGTCATGTCGTTAATTACCAGCTGGGAGACGTTGAAGTCACCAGACCGTGGCAGCGCCAGCAAGCTGGGACCCTGTGGCCCACCATTACGCGCCACGGGAATAATTGCACCAGGGACAATCTTGACCGTGTTCGGGTTTAAGACCCCGTCGTCAGCTGCGGTGTATGCACCAGAGACCGCCATAGAGGCGTTCTTGAGCAGCAGCTCCTTGGTCTTGTTTAGGGTTTTAATGTCTGGCAGCGCCGTCATCAGCGGACCGCGACCATAAATCTCACCCGCCACCTTCATGTATCGAGAGATTACCCACGGAGAGGTCTTGCGCCTGCGGTAAACAATCTCTTGCTTGGATACCTTGTCGATGACGTGGTAACAGTAGTCGCCCCTCTTGGCATCGAATATGGTTGCCTCGAGCAGCTCCACATCATCTGTGGGTTTATTTTGAATGCGCCGAACCATGTCGTCTGGCATCTTGGCATCTGGCCACTGGCGCTCAATGCTCTCGCCCTTCATGCGCATCCGACGGTAGACGTTGTCGACCTGGCCGTTGGCTCCCTCTTCGTATGCGACCAGAAATAGCGGTACCGGCACAAAGTTGATTGGACTAATATCGTCGCCTGGCTGCACCATCATGCAGGCCGTGCCAACCGCGAGGTCCAAGAGAAACTCTCCGATTGCAATGTCAAAGTTAGATTGGCGCAGCGCCGCAAACATCTTGTCCTGGTAGACATCCAAGATAGCTTGCGCCATTTGTGTTTTGTCCATGGGGATAGACGGACCCGGCTCGAGCCTGGCCCACTTGCGCTGGGGAGGAAACACCACAGACTGCAGTCGGTTAGCGAATCGCTGAGTAGAGTTGATTGCCGTTGAATCAAATACTCTCTGCATTTTTTTAGTGCCCGACGCGCCACCTTCCCAGATTCCATATAGCTGGCGCTGTGGCAGGGCAAACTCGTAGGCGTCTTGGTACAGCTGCTGGAATTCGTCTTTTTTCTTTTGGGCTATTTCCTGGCGCTTCATTATTTCGTCAGGAGACAAACGAATACCACCCGGCGCTTTCTTGTCGTAGTAACTAATTTCCATCTTTTAGTCCTCTTCCTCGAGCAAATATTCAGATAACAGCTTGCGCTCCATGCGGGTAAGCATCATATTTTTTTTAAGCTTTTTACCAATGGCCATCTTTTGATCGTCGCTCAAAGCCTTGCTAGATTCTTCTTGGCCATTTTTTTTGTGTTTGCCGTTGGCTTCAATTTCAATTTCTACTTTCATTTGTCGCCCCTGGCTGCCATCATGTTATCAATTAGGTTTGGATATGGCCGCCCAGCTTTCTTGGCTTTGCGCATGGCCATACGTTTTTCAGATGAAGTAAGTTTTTCTGGCTTGCCAGCGCTCTTTGGCCTGGGTTTGTCCCACACTTCCTTATCCATATTTTGCGTCCTTCATAAGACCACCCTTGCGAGAGCGGCGCTGCTCAGATAGCGCAATGGCCACCGCTTGCTTTCTGCTTTTGACCTTGTCACCAGATGAGCTCTTGAGCTTGCCGCGCTTGTATTCACCCATCACCTTTTCAACTTTGTCCATGGTTACCCTTGCATTAGTGGCCGCGCAGAGCGGCGTGATACAGCTGATATTCGAGCAGACTTGCGCTCGCCAATCTCCCGTTGAAACTCACTCTCTAGCGCAGCTCGCTTTTGTTGAAATGGTTCATCAGAGAATGACTCAATTGTTGGCGCAGATGGTGGAGCCTCTGGCGTAGCTGGGGCCTTCTCTGTAAACGCTCCAGGCGCGGTGCGCTGAGTAAACTGCTCAAATGGCGTGGTGACTCCAGATTTTCTAAGGTAGCCGGTAGCTTGATACCCAGTTTGTCCCGGAACGTCTGGAACCCACTCCCACCCCGATGGAAGAACCCAACGCGACTGCCCTGAGTATCCCGCAACAAAAGAACTTTCTGGTAGGTTAGTCGGATTGTAATTCCACGCTTCTGCAACATTGACCTGTCGTTTTGTGCCTGGATAATTGGTTGTATATACGTTTCCATAAGCGTAGTTGGACATTGTGACGCGCCGGCCCTGGGGATCAACAGCATAGCTTTTTAATAAATCTTGGTAGCTTGATACTTTGCTTTGGTACTCTTTGGCCTTGGCCTCGTATGCAGCAGCTGCGCTTTCGTATTGGGGCAAAGTTGTTTCTTGGTATTTCTTAATGGCCGCCTCATATGGCGCCAGTGTCTCAGCTGTTTTGGCTTGATATGCACCAAATGCTTGCTCGTACTGAGACGACACAGATTGCAATCCGCTCTTATATTGTTCCGCTAGGCGAGCTATATCTCTGGAGCCGCGCTTTGCGGCTGTACGTTTTTGATATAGGGTCGGCGCCGCCATGGTTACACCATCGCCCTCGTTCCAAGCTGTGGACTCTCAATTCCAAGCTCCGGTGTTAGTCGCTCTTGAGATAGGAGAGCTCGACGCCCACCCCTAGTTCTAGCTTTTAGAGCTGATGCCTCGGCTGCGGCTGCCTTGCGGCGCTCCTCGTCAGCTGCGGCCTGCACCTCTGCGGCTTTCTTTTCCATGGCCAACTTGTTTTCTTTGTATTGCAGCGAGCCCTGCTCAAACTGTTGGCGAGCCACGTCTGCTTGCTCTTTCAAACTAGCTGCCTGTGTTGCGTATATTTCGTTTTGCTTGGCAACTTGCTCGCGCATTGCAGCTGCGTCTGCTGCCTGCTGTTGCAGCGCCTGCGCTTGCTGCTGCTCTGCGCCTTTTCTAGCCTTGCGAGCTTCGTTTGCTGTGTAGGCAGAGCCTAAGATAATTGCGCCTGCGACCCATCCCGCCATATTAGTTCCCCTTTCAACCTACGATTTTCACCCAGCCC